TGTGTAAAGAAATATATGGATTATTTACTGCTGTAAAAGCAGTTCCATTTAATGTTAAGTTTAGAAGTTTGACTTCTAAATAATCTGACATATCTGCCATAATAAATTACCTCGTAGTTGTTGTTATAGACATTGGATGAGCAGGAAATTCCCCCTCATCATCTGATTTACTTAAAGATTGAACACCTCTATCGTACATTGCTGACCAAGTTGCTAATCTTTCATCATTCATCAAGAAAGGCTCTGCTTCACCAAGTGCTGCGTAAAGCAGTAAATCAGGTGTATTCGCTAACCAAAGGTTTGATGAAACTGTTGAACTCATATATGGTGGCTTCACATAATAGAGCATTTGTATTGTATCTGTTGAAGAACCAATCGGAGCAAATCTAAACTCGCTACCTAATGCAGTATAAAAAGAAGGTAGTCCTGATGTTAATGCTCTTGTATTTCTAAAGAAATTACTAGGTGATTGGAATGTAACAGTTTGTATAGGATCGCTAGAAGATATATGTATATCTTTCATAGCTAAAAAATCTGCTGGTATTTCTACTGTTCCATTAGTAGAGTCAATAGTAGTTGTTGCTATTTGTAACATTTGTCTTATACGCAAATCTCTAGCTAATCTATCTTCTGCTAATCTAATAAATTCAGGTATAGATGCAGTTAGATCACTACGAGCTAAATAATTAGCTATAGTAGCTTGTAGCGTTGTATAGTCTGTAAAAAATGCCATTTAGATTCTGCCCTGTTTTGTTCTAAAAAATCTATTATCTGGGTCGTTCAACCATTTAAAAAAAGCCTTTTGATCTAGGATATGATGCCCTCTCATAATGCCTTGTTGATTTAGTTTATCTACAACAGTCATTGGTAAAGATGCTATTTTGTTACCAAAAGTGTCATCACTCCATTTTGTTGAGCTGTTGTTATATTCTATTTTGTTTTTTTCAATAATATCACTTACATCTTGTACAACTTCTATAACTTTTCCATCAGAAGTATCATGTTCTTTAAAATTTCTATATTGTACTTTTTTTAAATAATCGTTATATTTTCCCATATTAATCCTTAATAATACTGCCCACCGAAGTGGGCAACATTAATTTTATTACGCTACTATTAAGTCAGCAACAATACCATGTGCTTTCTCGTTAGATACTTGTAGAGTGTACTCAACAAGCATTTGATGCTTTTCACTATCACCAGTTTTAGCCAATAAATTTGACTGAAATGGTCGTAGTGTAGCAATAGATGCCATAGTTGGATCAAGCACTAGAGCTTGTTCACCACTTGCTGTTACTGGACTATCACCAGCACCATCAGGTGTCATAAATCTGTCAGGTACAACAGATAAAGTACCAAAGTCTGACATATAAACATCAGCAGCACCTACAATAGTAGATTGCTTATCACCTGGTGCCATGTAACGCTGCGCTGCAATACCAGTAAATGCTGATACTGCTTGTTTTTGTGTTGGAGGTACAACTAATAAAGTTGGGTTACCACCACTTTCAAATACTTTTTTAACACATTCTTTTAGTTTATCTTCACCAAACGCTAGATAGTTAGTTTTACCTGCTGAAGTACGAGTAGCAGTTCCATTACCATTTGCTGGACCTGCTGGTGAACCTGCTGTAGCTTCTGTTACATAGTTAGTTAATAACCATGATTGGATAGAACCAAGTAGTCTAGCTGTTGAAGCATTACCTGCGTTTTGAGCTACATTACCAAGAATAGTTTTTTCCATATCTCGTTTTAGCTCTTGTCCTGCTTTAGCTAATTGATAAGCTGTTTCTGTCTTACGACCTGCTTTATCAACTGCATCAAGAGTACCAGAGATATGTACTGTTTTACCTTGAATTTGTGTTCTGTTACCTACACGAACTGTAGGAGTATCAGAAGCACCTGAAGCATCAGCCCCTTCTACAAGACCTGTTTGAACTGCTGCTGCTAATGAATCAGTCTGCCATTCGTGGTATGTTGCTGTTGCCTTTGTTTTACCAATAGATGAAACTACTGGTGTTTCGGTTGGTGCAATGCTGTAGATTGTGTTGCTTAAATCTTCACGCTGACCAATCGCTGTATAAGTTCTAAATTCTGCCATTGTTCTTTGTCCTTACATTAAGTTTTCAAAAATAGCTGCTGCATCTCTGGCTGAACCAGTTTGCTGCAACCTTTGCATTTGTTTTTTCTGTTTATCGGTTACAGTTTGCTTTACTTTAGCTCCACCTTTTAAAGTTTTTGGAGCTTTTGCGACTTTCTTTTTTACATCTGGTTTAGATGTTTGAAGTTTGTCCCATTGTGCTGCTTTGTGTAACACTAAAACATGGCGTGAATCATAGACTTGAGATAACTCATCATCTGTGAAACCAACCTTTTTCCCATAATTGCGAATTTCATTTCTGATCTGTTCGCCTTTGGCTTTGTCTGAAAACTCTGGCAAGGATTCTGCTAATTTTTGTGCTTCATTTGCTACAAACTTTTGCATTTCATCTGATCTTACTGCGTTTTGCTCTTGAGCAAGGCGTTCTCGTTCAGATTGCACTTGTTGTAACTGTTCTTTCTTTTCGGTCATTTCTGCGACCTTAACTGCATATCCTATTGGGTCGTTCTCTTTCATAGCTGCTAAATCTTCTGGACTATCATTAGTGCCAGTCAAGAATTGTTCAACTGCTTGAAGTTTTTGAGCATAATCATCTCTAACTTTTCTAGCTTCAATAATAGCTTTAGCTTCTTGTTCTATAACTTTACGCTGTTCAGCTACTTCTTGAGTCTTTTTAGTATAATCAGAGCCAAGTTGATAAGATTTTTTAAGTTCATCAAGGGTAACTTCTTTTTCTTCACCTGCTGCTTTAATTGTGAAAGTTTGTTCTTCCTCAACTACTTCTTCATCTTCAATCTTGGATTCATCTTCAGTTTCTTCTTCAGCTAATTCAACTTCTTCAGTTTCTTCAGTTTCTTCAGCTTCTAATTCAACATCTGTTTCTTCTACTTCTGCTTCTTGTGTATCTTCTTCCTTTTCAGTTGGTTGCTCGTTAGAGTCCTCTGGTGTGGACAACATACCTTCAAATGCAGAAGCTGCTTCTGACATTGTTATTGATTTGTCGCCACTTTCTACTGGTGTAGAAGTCGTGGTTTCTTCACTCATTGTATTTCCTTATGCCATCTAGGTGTGGCGTTCCCATATAGGCAAAATGCCTATAATATTGTCCATGATTTATCCTTAATCATATCGCTATCTACGATTGATTGAAGCCTAGTCATCATGCTGTCTATTGCCTTAATCCTTTGATAAGCTCTTTCTCTTGTAGCTACATCTTCTGGATCAGAATTTTGTATTTCTGCGTAACACTCTTTAGTCATCTCTTTTATTTCATCAAGAAATGATTGAGTATTTAATACGCTTTTAATTTCTGCTTGTTTATCCATTTAACCTGCAATGTTTTTAATTTTATCTAAAGCATTTATAAGTTCTTTAGATTCGGTTACTCTTGTTTTATCATTATCGTTTTGTGCTTTTTGTGTTAATTGCATTTCTTTTAAAGCCATTTCTTTTTCAAACTGCACTTCTTTTTGTTGTAGTTCTAACATTTCTTTTTGCACTTTTAATTCTAGCTCTTGTTTTTCTATTTCTAATTTAGCCATATCTGATTGCATTTTCATTTCTGCTTTTTCTTTTTCTACTTGTGCAAGTATTTTAGCTGCTTCAGTATTAGGGTCAGTCTGTGGACTTTCTGCTTGTTGTTGTGCTAATTGGTCTGACTGTTCTTGAGATATATCTTTTAAGAATCCAGACTCATCTTTAAATCCTGCCATGTTTACAAATTTAGCTAATGTATCTCTGTATTGTTTAAGACTTACTAATGGGTTTGCAAGACCATATTGAGTTAGCATCTGCTCTTGTTTATCCAGAACCATTTGCATAACACCTAATTGTTCTTGTTTGCTACCAGTACCTAAACCAACATTCACAGTTACATTATATTCTGTATCCCATTCTCTTGGATTCATAGGTACAAATTTATTATTAACTTTAATAATTCTTTCTTTGTTTTGATATTTACATACAAGTTGTAAGATACCTTTCATTAAAGTACTTACACCTGTATCTGCAAAGATACGAGCTATTAATTCTATTTTTCCACCTGCTGCACTTGACATAGCAGCGACTGCTGTAGCTGTTACATTCTGTAATATGTTAGGGTCTAATCCTTGTGATGCTTCGCTTACACCTGTTCTTTTAGCTTGTACAGTATCTAAATACTCAAGCATAGGAAATGATTGCCCAGCACTAGATTGTACAGTCATTGGTACTAAAGCATTAGGATTCTTAATACGAATTACACCACCTGCTGTAGATGTAAGTAGATCATCTAAATTAACTTGTCCTTCTACTGCACCAACACGATAGTTATTAGTTAGATATAAATTATCTAGCATTTGTCTAGTGATAGTAGATTGGATTAGTTGTAAATCCATAGTTCTATCAGCTAATGATTCACCAAAGAATTTATGTGGTATTGGGAAAGGGCAAACACTATGGAATGGTTGATAATCACATTCTTCGTGCATTAAAATCTGGTTGTCTGCGTAACAAACTCTATGTCTTTCTGCTATACCATCACCATCTAAATCAGCACGAACATAACATTCGTAGTATTCAACTACTTCCATGCTTTCGTTTTCTGTACTGTTATCATTAAATGGTTCTTCACCTGCTGAATATCTTGCTATTCTTTCTGGAGTAAAATCTAATGTATCGCCAGTTGATAATTCTGCAACTACATCTGAATCATATCCCATAGCAACTAAATCACTACGAGTAACTAAACTTCTTTGTGCTACAAATTCTGCATCTTCTATTGTAGTAGCTCTTTTATCAATTAAAAATTCTTCTGGAGCAACTGACTCTATTTTAACTTTAGAATAATCTTTTGTTCTAGCCACTTTTACATTGTAATAAACATTTACAATAGGTGGCACTTCCATCATCATAGGCATCCCCATTTCATCCATCATAGGTTGTCCTGTCATAGGGTCTAAAGATGGTTGAGGTTCTTGCTCTATAACTTCTTCTACAGATTCTTGAGATACTATTTCTACTTCTTCGTCTTGCATTAACATTGCAAGTTCATCTTCTGTTAGGTTGTCATATTTTTCTTTTGTTACATCTTTCTTGTCATCCCAATATGCTTTTAATACACCTACTTTTTGGCATAACGCATCCCAAAACATATCATGTAATAACTCAACACCATTATTGTCTTTATAAAATATATGATTTACATAATGTGTTGCTTGTTCTGCTAATTCACCATCACCTTCGTTTACTGGCTCGAACACAACAGCGTTTTTAGATTGGGTAAAGACCTTCATAAGTTGTGGTAATGCACCATCAACTGCTTCTGCAACTTGACTGGTTACAACTTGACTACGACCCTCAACCTCATCT